AGTGTAATTGTATAAATATCGCGTGTAAATAAACTTGGTATTATCAGTCATATTCGTTCTATATTGTATGTTGTATATATCCGATAGTTTAGAAGTCCGTGTATCAATTTTTGATATTTTTTTCTTATTTATTGTATAGAAAATGCCAAAAACATTGAAGAACAAAAAAACGAAGAGAAAAACAATGAAAAACATTAAAAACATTAAAAATAATAAAAAGGAGTATAGGGCCTCTGTTATCAAAAATTTTTTAGAATTAATCAATATGGTAAAACTTTATCATTGGAAAACAAAATCCTATGCTCAGCATCAAGCTACCGACGAATTGCATTCTAAATTAAACAAACACACTGACGAATTTGTAGAAGTGTTAATCGGAAAACATTCAAATAGAATACGTATGGTAAGTAAAAAAATGGATTTGATTGACTCCAATACTGTAAAGGATTTCAAAGCAAAGATTTATACATACCGGGATTTTTTGATAGATATGAACAATTATTTTGACGAAAAAAAAGATAGTGATTTATTATCTATTAGAGATGACATTCTAGTCGATATAAATCAATTCTTGTACTTGATGATGTTTGATACACGAATGTAAAATATAATTGAATACGGTATAAAAATAATTTGGTAAAATATATATGAAAGAATATATCGCACTATTCGTGGTTTGTATAATCATTATATTGTGTGTATGTGGGTTGTATATTGCATTATGCGGTGAATGTATTGATGAATTTGATACCAAAACAATAGAAGAAATAGACACCCCGTTATAGACCCACCGTGTATATGCTGCACATTCCAGGTAGAGATGGTAAACAATGAATTTTTCTTGGCCAATTGCCGTGAATCTCTCTATGTTTCAAGTTAGACGACCGTAAACGGTTCTTTTTGATGTAGATTCTTTGTTTGTATATTTTTTTCCAAATACGTTGTATTATTCTTAACCAAAAAGTCTTTATTATTACATTATAGGTTCCATTGCTATCAATATGTAGTTTCATAATATCAATGCTTAACTTATTTGAATGTAAACCACTATAATAGTACAAATAACGAACCATTATTTTATTTGAATACTTAAAATACATTGTAGGCGAAACGGAAGACGACATAATTATATTGGGAGGCGAATAATCTTTATCGCATAATCCAATATAATAATGATTATGTTCCTTTTCAGAATAGAAATGCATATAATCTAAACGATTTATTTCATCATATTCATTATCACTTTCCAGTTCACTATCATCATCGCTTTCGTCAATATCCGATTCGCTGGTATCCCCTTCAATTACAATTTCATCATCTTGGTGTAAATAGACGTCATTGTATTCAGACATTTCTTCCTCTTGGTTCATATTCATATTTGTATTTCCTATAAAAAATACAAATATTATCTTTATTATCAATTTTTTGTCCGAATGTCTACACATATAAGCTTTGAGATGTCATTACATATTTCAATAGCGCAGGTTCAATGAGAGACAATTTATGTAAGATTTCGATATAACCAAGTTGTTCAAATACGTTCATCCATTCTCGGGTAATAGTCATAATTTTCAATATGGCTTTCGTAAAATCGCCAATCGAAATAGAATACATTTTAACTTCTTCTATAAACACGCGACAAGATTGTTCATCGTCGCACATATACCATTTCATAGATAAATCGATAATGTCATATTGCAATTCACTAGTGTAATGAATGCCGGTGGACATTCCGGTATCACCCTCTATCGTGTCATATTGCGTGTACATATTCATTATATCGCGAACATACTGATTGACTACCTGGTCGCTGCTTTCAGGATACATATATCTGTCGTCATTAGGTACCTTGATATCGGTAAAACAAGAGAATATACCAACGATTTGCATTGATGATACATCTTGAAAGTAATTCCAATGTTCTAATAGACGAGTTGTAATGAGCGGATGAATCTCTGCAATATTCGATGCAATTGTACCTAATTTTGTCAATTCATAGGTATTGTTTTCCAAATATGAATTGCAAGAAATGTCGTTGGTACACGTAATAAATCCATCATCCATAAGTAAACTGCAAACGTTCGACGTCTGATTACATAAATATTGTTCTGTATAATCCGAATCTTGTTTTAGATATTCCAATTCGCGATGTAGTTCATTCAGTCGGTTAATTTGCATACAGTCCATTTCAATACTATTGTATTCTCGTTTCAGCCGTTCGATTTCTTTCATAGCCTTTTTTCTTTGATTATTTGATCCTTTTTTAGATGCATCTTCGTGTTCTATGTACATATTACAAATAGCCAATGGTGTAGACGTTCGTGTGTTTGCTTTATTAATTTTTTGTTGCATTTCATCAATATCTATTTTTTGACCCCGCACCGTTTTCTGTATTTCATCGTATATCATACTTTTTTGGGAAAAATGATGAAAATTTGTTGATTGCCCGTTTTTTAACAAATTCAAAATGAGCGAATAAGAGACGTGATACTTAGATACAAGTTTTTGCGGAACTCCCCCCATTATTTTTTGGTATTCGTATTGTGATGGGATTGAAAACAAATTATTACAATGAACAATATAACCAACTGTATCGATTCCTCTTCTGCCTGCTCTACCTGCCATTTGTGTATATTCGTGGGCCATCAAATACCGCTCTCCAGTACCGTCAAATTTGGTTAAATTGGTGAAAATCGCAGTTTTAATGGGGCAATCTAGTCCTATTGCAAAAGATTCTGTAGCAAACAATAGTTTGATGTGTTTTTTGGAAATCATAAGTTCAACAATTTCCCGCAGAACGGGTATCATACCAGAATGATGAATACCAACACCTTTTTCAAGAAGTGAAACCAAATGAATGTATTCTGGTAATTGCAAATATTCTTGAAAATTGGGTAGTTTTCGTATAATTTGTTCACATTCATACCGGATAGTATATGCGACTTTGCTATCAAATTCAAGCAACGGTACGGTTATATCGTCTGCACAAGTTTCTACTTGTTTTCTAGAAAATACAAACGCGATTGCGGGCAACATTTCATTGTTTCGTAAATGCAACGACAATTCATTCAGTACGTGTTTTCGTTTCATATATTGATGATTGTTGGAAAATAGTTTTTCTATTTTTGATATTTGCTTATACCCAGGCTCACTAAAATTACCATTCGCATCTTGAAGCAATAGTAATTTATTAGTCGCCTGTTTAATTTCTTGTTGCGTAGCTTTGTCTTTAACGTGCTTAAAAATAGATTCGGTAGTTGTCATAAATCCATAATGTGTGAGAGGCACTACGCGATGATTGGTAGAAGCCAAATATACTTGTTTTCTAGTGTCATAAGTTTCACCTCTTTCACACCATTTTGCAAACCCTTCCGGATTATCAATGGTTGCAGATAACATAACCATTTGTATATGAGGAGGTAGCATCAAAATTGTTTTTTCCCATACTTGTCCACGGTGGGCATCGTTAATGTAATGTACTTCGTCAAATACAACGCAACCCAATTCATTTTGGATATCTATTTGAAATTGCAAAGTTGATGAAGTTGTATCGTTCACACTATTAAGAGAAGTGAATAAATAGTTCATCAAGATTTCGGTTGTCATAATAAGAACATCCGCGTCGGGATTCGTTTTAATATCTCCTGTAAAAAGACCAAACGAAATATCTGGAAATTTTGAACTGAAATCGTGGAATTTTTGATTGGAGAGTGCTTTAATAGGACTGGTATAGATGAGTTTTTTCCCTTTTTCTTTGAAATGACGAATTGCAAATTCTGCTGGAAGAGTTTTTCCTGAACCGGTATGTGCGGTGACCAGGGCGTGATTTCCTTCAACTATAGCTTGAATAGCATATTTCTGAAAATCACTTAATGGAAAAGAATAATTATCAAAATGTGGTTGAAACTGAGTTTCGATAGGATAAGGTTGATTGCATATGACAACCATTGTGTTATAATAATATATAATGAAAGGTTTATATATTATTTACATTCAATTTTTTGATAGTATAGAACAAGAATACAATCATAGATATAGAAGTTTACACCTTTGAACATTTAAAACGCCGACTTACTTTCAACATAATTTAAAAATGTTTGATTTAATTTTAATTTATCGGGATTAGTACTTATAAGATCAACTACTCTATAATTTAAATCACCAACATATTCAGCATCTAACCCCATTGCTCTACAGGGTAAAAAAGCGTGTAATCTATGAGAATATATTTTTTTAGCATATTTATATTTTGTTAGTAAATCTTGTGCGTAATTAATTCTCTGTTTTGGGTTCATATTCATTATTTCATCAATGTAATGATGAAAATAGTAATTTTTTTCATTTTTATTCCTTTCTTCCCATTTATTTGGACAATCAATATAAATTATACTATCCTTATATTTCTCTTCATAACTCTTATTATCGGGGATATTTTTAATATCTAATAGTTGAGTAAGACAACCATATAAACTAACATCAACTCCATTATTTTTTAGTAAAGTAAAAGTTGCTTTATCTCTACATAATATCGGTGAATTTTTTTTGTAATGTTCAATACATTCATTTTTATATAAGAGAGGTACATCTTTTGACAAACATGTTGATATGTAAATAGGTATGATGTTATTATTTTTAATTGGAAATTTAATATTATCATTGCCCGTTTTCCAATTGGAATTATGCATGAACCAACCATTCATTATTAAATATATTTTTTCTTTTAAATTTGTTATTAATTCACCTGTATTATAGTTATAAATTAAATCATAATCATCTCTATTGACAATATAACTAATATCTAATAATGTACTCGTAACAACGCTTTGAATATCATCACCAATATTAATTGTATTATATCCTAAAATTGCAAATTTTTTTGACATGTAATATATTTAAATATATTATATTTAAATTATAAACGTATTTTTGTGTCAATTTATTTCAGGATTACTATATATAATTTTGTTAAAAACACTTTTGATACATTTTTTATAGTCAAATCTTTTTGATACTCCAAATTGATTTATTTCCAAATTATCATCTAAACATCTTCAAGGGTTTAAACAAATTGTACAAGATTTAGACATATAATTATATAAATAATATATTATAATAATAAATATGGATAAATCAAAATTAACTTGTGTCTCAGGCTATTGGAAAATTAAAAATAAACATGGAAATAAATTTGACAATTGGTTTAAAAACACTCTTAAAATTAATTGTCCATATGTATTTTTTGGTGATAAAGAAAGTATTGCATTAATAAAAAAATATAGAGGTGAATTACCTACACATTACATTGAATACAATATTGAAGAATTTATGACTTATAAATATAAAGATAATATGATAACTAATTCTGAGCATTGTCCTTCCATAGAATTAAACTTAATATGGAACGAAAAAATTTTTATGATTCAACAAGCTCTCAAACTCGATCCCTTTTCATCAGAGTTTTTTATGTGGATTGATGCTGGAATATGCGTTTATCGCGATAATCCACCTCCTTCTATATCTTTTCCAAATATAAATGTATTAAATAAATTACCAAAAGATAAATTTATTTATTCTTCAACAGACCGTAATACGTATAGTGATAAATTTCAAAAAGGTGAGTATCATTTATACCATCATGTATCAGGAACATATATTTTACACAAAAATATTATAGATAGCTTTGTAGAACTATATAAAGAATATTTAAATTTAATAGATAAAAATGATATATGGACAGACCAAGTTATTTTAACACATCTTTATAGAGATAATAAAAGTTTATTTTATAAATATTCTAATGGTTATGGTTCTATAGTAAGTAAACTGTTCTAAACGGCGTTTAAAATGTTCAAAGGTGTAAATACTTTGTTTTTAATTGTTCTGTATAATAATATCTTTAAAAATTTTATTACTATGAATAAATAACATTTTTTCTTTATACATTTCATCCAAATAATATCCAATAGCGTGATCTTCAATATAGTGAGTACTTATTTCTTCTTTTTTTGGTAATAAATTTTCAACAGCTTCCCTTGATAAAAAATAAAATCGTCCATTGCTATACTTACATTTTTTTAAAATGATATCTTTCGGTAAACAATTATGAACTTGATAATACTGGCTGTTATGTTCTTCTATCTTCATAATAAATCCACCATAATGATGATAAGTGTTTTCATTTAAATAACCTGGTAGTTTATATAGAAGAGATTTATCCATTAACATTTGGTCATCGTCAGTTTTAAAAATATATGAATAATTAAATTCTTTGTGTACAGCTTCAAACGAAGATATTACTTTATGTGGCAATGAATTATAATCATCTTCTGTTTTTACATATAAAATCTGTTGATTATTATCAAAAATATATTCGCTATTTTCTTCATTACATTTTTGAATATCTCCCAGAACATGATAATAATAAATATTATCAGGAAAATCTTTTAACCAACTAGCTTTTTGTATTTGTGCCTTTTGTTGATATTTATAACAATTCATAATTAAAAATACGATAGGAATATTATTCATAATATATTATTACACTCGTTAATATTTATATAGAAAATTTCAAACTATATAAATATAGAAAATTATATTCTATTATATGTTTTCAGGGTATTATATAAATTTAGATAGTCGTCCGGACAGAAATAATCATTTTGAGAATCTGAAAAATAAATATTCGTTTTTAAATAATGTAGAAAGATTTTCAGCTTGTACACACGAAACCGGTTCTATTGGTTGTGGTTTATCTCATATAGAAGTATTAAAAAAATGTCTAGAAAAAGATGAACCTGCATTTTTAATATGTGAAGATGATTTGACTATTTTAAATGAGGAACATTTTATAAATATGTCAAAAAATCTAGTTTTAGATAGCGATTGGGATATTATTACATTAACCCCACGAGGAGAAAAGGTGTTAAATGATGAGTTGCCTGGAGAATTTATACGTATTCAAAATAATCAAACAACTACAGGTTATATTATTAAAAAGCATATGATTCCGATTTTGATTGCAAACCTAGAAGAAGCTATTCAAGGTTTAAGTCAACGAGGGGATCCAAATAAGTATTCTATTGATCAATATTGGAAACGTTTACAAGTAGAATATAAATTTTATTATTATAAATATATTTACGCTGGTCAATTAGTAGGTTATTCGGATATAGAAGAACGAATGGTAGATTATAACCAGCGTTTTTTAATGCAACCAAATTAAACCCTTGAAGATTTAGAATGGGACAAAAAATACAATGAAAAAGATATAAATATGTTTTTCATTGTATAGTATCGTAATGGATAATAAAGAAATAATAAAAATATATACTTGTGGAGAACATATACATCTCAATAAGGAAACCGTTGTTTCCCCTTGTAGAGGGAGATGTCATATGTGTGGAAAAAAGACAGTACACGGACATAGTAATCCTGACCACATAAGCAACCCATTTGGTTATTTGTTCTTAATACCTAAAATATGCGAAAAATGCTCTAAAACTCATAAGATATGTTCTTGGTGTAAGCCAGCTTACACTTAGCGAAAAGAAAAATGAGACAAAATGAATTATAATAAAATTCGTTGAAACATAAACCAATTATCATATTCTTCTTTATTTTCTTTATATATGCAAAATTTATCAGGTTCTGTAAAAATACAATCAGCTACAATTATTTGATCATCTTTAATTAAATAATCGTTTTCAAAATAACATTTAACTTTCTTATAATATGTAACATACCACCAAGGTATCATTTGTTCGTGAAGAATAAAAAAACCACCAGCAATAGACCGTTGGAATGATGGAATCGGCATTGTAGGTACACCTCCGGGTGTTTTTTTATTTACTAGTTTATATAAATCTTCAACATAATCTTCTTCGTTTCGAAGCAAACCATAATGAACACGATTTTTATCTAATATATTGATTTTATCACTATTAGGCCAATCACATAGTAGTCTCATAGAAAGATCACAATCTCTATTACGAAAATAGCCTATATCACACCAACCATAATATTCTGTATCAAAATATTTAGCTTGTTGTGTAGATTTAACAAAATGGATTTTTTCAGACCAAAGCATATTTACGTGCCATTCTGTATATGGATTCATTAAATTATTTTTATCATGATTTGCGATCCATTGATCTTTATGTTTATACATATAAAAATCAGTATATGGCTTTACAACAAATTTTATTTTAGGTTGTTCATATTGTTTTAAAAATTCATAACCAATTTCATCTGTATATACAACCAAGAAATAATTATTCACGTTAGATAGCATATTATTCATCCATTCTTTATATAATTCTGATGGGAACTTGCTCTTAAAATTATACCAACAACTTGAAATTGTAATGTTTATATTCGACATTATTACCTTATCAATAAAAACATTTTATATTGTTTCCTGCCTCTTTTATTTTATGTTGATACTATATAATTTTGACAAAATGAATTTACAAGACAATAATAATATTCACGGTATACCCGATGGTGTATCTTATGGACAATTTGATAGAGAAGAGGATTTGAATAAACGTATTAATGGGCGCCAATTTCCCGATAGCCCATTAGAACCCAATTTTGGTTTAAGACCTCTTTCCACCAAATATACAAAGTTCTCCTTGTTAGATAAAGAAGTGAAGAAACAAAATAAAAATGAATATGCGAATCATCGTTTATCGGGTAATTTTAACCCAGGGTCTTCTCGTGCACCGGCTTCTGGGTATTTTAGCAATATTGATTTAGAATCTAGTATGAGAAATCAACTATTTGCATTACAACACGGTATTCCTCAAAATACCTATATGCCAACTAGCGAAAGTGAATTGTATAAGGTGCATGTAGTATCTAATGATACAACTCCTCAACCCCACGCAAATTTATTTCGCGAATCCAGTTTCGATACGGGGGTGCATCCGAATTTACATATGACAAGCATTGGTTCGGATAAATTCTTTAACCATACAAGAACTCAACTTAGGGATACAGAATAAGACATCCATTCTACGCAGAAGTATAATATATAATTTATGTATATATTATAAAAATCTATGTTTATTTACTTGTATTTATTGCTAACAAGTAAAAATCCAAATTTATTTTATTTAAAATGGCTCATTATTATGGCTATCATTACTTTGTTATTTATGGTTTATACTCATTTTGTAGTCATCAAGAATACAGAAGGGTTTGCTCAAAAAGATCAATTTATGATAAAACGCAACAACAATGTATACGACGAATTCTATTTAGATGTATATGACGAATTGCACGAAGTTTCCAATCGTACAAGCGAAGAATTGCTTCACATATTAAAAACAACAAATCCGTGCACTGACAAAAGTGTATTTTTGGATGTAGGTTGCGGAACCGGACATGTAGTGAATGAATTACACGAAGCAGGTTTTAATGCTTATGGTATAGACAAATCATTAGAAATGATAAAACATTCCCAAAAATCGTTTCCTGAAATAGAAGTATTACACGGTAATGTATTAGAGCCTATGAATTTTGAAAAGAATACTTTTACACATATTTTATGTAATTACTTTACTTTGTATCATATGGAGAACAAGGACCAATTCTTTCAAAATTGTTATCATTGGCTACAGCCAGGAGGATATCTTATCTTACATTTAGTCAATAAAGATAAATTTGAAAAAATCATACCACATACAAATGCGATAACAACCCGAGAACCGACAAAGAAAGGGTGTAATGTGTGCACTACCGCCGAGTTCAGGGATATTGATTATGAAGGTGTTTATGAAATAGACAATCATACAGACGTAGCCGTATTTGTAGAAACATTCACAGATATACATAATAAAAAGGTGCGAAAAAACGAACAAGATGTATATATGGAAAGTTTAGATAATATATTGCAAAAAGTTAAACAAAATGGGTTCATACACCACGCTCAAACTGATATGATTTCAATGAATGGAGACAAGCACCAATATTTGTATTATTTCGAACGTCCGTTATAAGATATAATTATTAATAACCAGATATAATAATTATATAATAATGGTGTTGCATTATCTTGCTTTTATGATTACATTCACTATATTAATTTATTTTGCTTATATTAAGTTAAAATATCCATTTTGGAGTAGCCAGCCGGTATATCATAATTACGATGTTCTCCGCAGTATGTATAATAAACCTTTTATTATTAATAGAAATACACCGATGAAGACCAAATACTATGATCATTTACACGTCCAAACATTTAATTATAGTGAATGTGAGAACATCCATAAAAATGAATTGTTAAATTTGATACAATGTTATTATATAAATTCTGATAAAATATTACATAATATCTCATTAAAAGACCTGGAGTGTTATTTTATTGGGCATTCTGAACCTGCATATGTCTCCATTTACGCAGAGCAACAGTATGATCAAATATATGATGTATCGGGGTCGATCATTTCTTCGTCATTTATACCCGCGGGCTGCATAACTTCCAGAAAATCGAATTTTTGGTATTCTATAAATGATAAAAATACAAATTATCACGAAATGGCAATTTATTTTGTGGATTATTTATGTGCAAACCGAAATGGAAAGCAAAAGAACATATATCGTAATTTATTACAAACGCACGAATTCAACCAGCGCATAAAAAATCCAAATATTCAATGCAGTCTGATCAAAAAAGAAATCGAATTATTTCAAGGAATAGTACCATTTGTGCAATTCAATACAAATACTTATCACATTCCGTTCTACGAAAAGCAGCCGTTGCCTGCCGGATATTATATCACGAAGCTTGATGAAAAAACAATTGCATCATATGCCGACTTTTTCTATTCCAATAATGATTATTGTTCAAAAACACATTTATTTGACGTCATGGTATTTCCAGATATAGGAAATGTTGTCCATATGATAAGACAGGGGATTTTACATATCTATTGTTTGAAAAACAAACAGCACATATATGGTTTTTATTTTTTCAAAGATGCAAATATGCATTACGAAGAGTTAGACGGAAATACTTTACATTTCACGAACAGTGTTATGAATTGTTTATCGCCAACCATATTTTATAATGCATTTGTGAATAGTATTCAAGATTTGGTTCATAAAAATAAAACATATAAAATGATGTTATTCGAAGACATTGGTCATAATGAAATTCTACTACAATTTTGGAATCAGCACAATAGCCCTATATTTACAAATTTGACAGCATATTATTTATATAATTTTGTATATCCAATAAAAGTTGCTAAAAAAAGGGTATTTGTATTAAATTAAATTTTCTTACAACTATTGACGATCTTTGCGATAATCATATCGAATTGACCACATACCAGCCGAAAGGCAATATTCGCTACAGAACGAAAATGACCCGATAGGTCGGAACTCGCACTCAACTGCATCTCGCTGTGGATATATATTATTACAACAGTGATAATCATTATCGCAATACAAGCTTGTTTCTTCAATTAATTCATCTAACACCAATTGTCGGTTTTCTCTTTCGCCGGGATCATACTCGAAAATTTTAATAATGAGTTCCTTAGGTAATTCCATTTTATTGTATACTATAGCTGGTTATAACCATTTATTAAAAGTTATAATCAATTTTTAGCAAATTTATGTGTAATACCAACGATTATCGTTTATATGTGCCGGTTTTCGAAAAGGAATCCACTACAAATATAACAAATACACCTAAAAACGTGTAAAGAATGAATTCTTCAGTAATATTATCTGTTTTTTCTTTTTGTTGACCTTCCAACAAGTGTATCATATAGTTAATTCTATCCATTAATTTATCGTCAACGTTATCTACACTTTTGGATGGTATACCCATATTCGCATAATAGGGTTTGTTTTTAGTAGCAGTGTATGATTTATTATAATTACTTAACCTATCTTGTTGCATATTATTAGCGGTATATTCGGAATTATTATCTAATTTATATTTACGCGAATTAGAAGCTGCTAAATAAGTGGAGACCGTAGGATTGTATTCTTTTGAATATTCCATAGATTGCATATCTTGTTTGACTTGCAAATTTGGAGGACTGATTGGTTCAAAATTACTCAGTTCGCTGTCCTCATTGTCATATGACATTTTATTAATTAATTCATTCACCCGGGTATTGCGATCATTGGCTATATTTTGAAGTCCTTCGAATGTTGGCACACCTGACTCTTGCGAAGATTCAATATGTTCATCATTTTCAACCGTATCAGCTATTCTAGGCTTTTTAATCGTTTTTCTCATAGTTGCAATACGTTTCTTTGAATTATCATTATTTGTCCATGGAGATGCACTATTTATCAATGAAGACATAATATTTCGTTTACTTAAAAAATATATAGAAATTAATTTTGAATAAAACACAAAACTTATTTATCCTAATATAATACATAATGAATACATTTTTAACATTTTTGATACCTATTATTATAGTGTATCTATTGTTATCGATATGGATGGATCTACGTGATTTTACTAAAACCACTTTAGGTAAATTTTTTGCGATACTAATAATTATTTACTACACAACAATAGATAAAAAATTAGGGGCACTTGCTTGTTTGTTAATTATTTTATATTATCATTCAACTTTAGCAAAAATGCTAAATATTAAGCAAGGTGTATTAGAAGAATATTTTGGAAACAAGGAAGAAACATTAGATGATCCAATGGTAGATTTAGGGTTAGATGATGCGATGGGAGATTATGAAACAGATGATGACACTGATGATGATACCGACAATGAAACAGATGATGAAATGGATATCATTGATATCGATGATGAAACCGTAGATATCGGAGCATTCGATACATTAGACGATCTTACTGTGGGTGAGACCCCCATCCGCAATCGGGCGTCTGATAGTATGCAAGAATCATTTTCTAATTATAATAATGTGTATGAACCCGATAAAACATTTGATGAAACTATTAAATACGATAAGAACAAGAACTATATGGATGAATTTAGACAGAAAAATTGTAAGAATGAAACCTTACTTTATAAGGATATGATTGTTAAAGATGATATGATTGAACATATTTATTCTGACATTGATTTCCCTAACGAAAAATGCAATCCTTGTTCAAAACGATGTAATTTTTCGATCATTGAATCGAAGTTGAAACAAGAAGCCAAACTATTCCCTATCCATTCTAAAAATTAAAAAATATATTATGGTAGAGTATAAATTATGAAAAAAAACAGTATTACAGAATTATTCGATTTTTTACATAATCATATTAAACGCATTAATGATAGTAAAATTTTCGCAGGGTTAATGATTATTACTTTGAATATTGTGTCTAGATTTGTCACTATCAAGTTGAGCAAAAGTATGGAATCGTATTTAAAATACACATTTAGTAAATATCTGCTTGTGTTTACTATTGCGTGGATGGGTACGCGGGATATTTACATAGCAATTACAATAATGTTAATTTATATTATTATTTTTGATTATTTGCTCGATGACGATAGTATGTTTTGTGTTCTACCTGAAGAATTTAAGAGTTATCATCAAACATTGTTAGAAAATGACGGTAAACAAGAAATCACCGAAGATGATATTAAAAATGCAGAAAAAATTCTTGAAAAGGCTAAACGCGATGGGAGATATAATGGGGTAGAAGGTTTCCGTGGGAAATAATTAGTAAAATTAGATTGTAAAAAAGTATCATTATAATGTAATTATAATGATATTCGAAAATATTTCAAATGATAGTTTAGACTTTTATGAATTAAAAATAATGATGGAGACAAATAAAAGCGATGGTTTTCAAGAATTTACAAAGGAAATGTTGGTTTTTGATAGCAATAAAGACGGAGAAGGCAAAGTATTAAATAAATTACCTTATTTTACATATAAATATAAATACCCATTGACTGTTTTTAAACGAATCGGCAGTTATCAAGATCGTATAAATTTATTTTTTAATGAGAGCGTGTTTAAAAATAAAATATTCAAAGAAGAGTATTTAATAGAAAAATTTACAACAGAAGAAGAGAAAAACTTAATGATCGAAGAGAACATTATGACAATGATCGAAATATTGTTCCCGACCAAATTTCCGGTTATTAATAATATTCATACTTCACATCAGTTTATTAGTTTATCTCGTTCATTAAAACCGTTAGATACAAATATAGGTAGACCTAAAATATATTCACACTTGAACATCAATAATAATAAATATACAATTAATAAAATTATTTTATATAATGATATATTGAACCATCCGATGTACAATAAGTTGATCAATGAAACATATTCGTTCCAAACCTGGTGTAAAAATACGAATAATGAAATGTTAATTGAAATTGCTGAAAAAAATTTAACTGGTTATAAAGATTTACCCAAAGAGTATCTGAGTTTTGAAAACAGTTTTTTAACGAAATATAGAAAACCAAAAAGAGTTATGAATAACCAATTATTGCAAGACATTATCGATGATCATAAAACAAATGATGAAAATGTAAAAACGTTTCATAAATGTATTGAGTATTTTTATAAAAGATATATACTCGGTTATGAAATCAATGAAACAGATCAAATTGATAGCAAAAATATTGAGTTATTTGAAAGCATTTTGAATACACCATCGTTTATATGTACAACTGACTCCGGGAAAAATGCTTTTCCTACAAAAGAAATATATTTATCTATTCAATTACATAATGAAAAATTAAATGACGATATTGTGAAAAATATGAGATGTTCTTATTATGAAGAACAATTGGGAGAAGATTTGGAAAAATTATTAGAGGGAGTTCCATTTAATTCAGCATTATTGCACGATGAACAATATAAAAGCATAAAAGACAAACCAATCATTTCAAAAGAATATATGACAAATAACCAAGTCGAAAAAATATATGCGGAAGATGTTATCAAAGATGTAAACACTACATTTGTTTCATTGATCAATAATAAATGGGAAAATGTTCGAAATGTAAATCGTAAAACGATTAAAGAAAAAATAGAAGAATTTTTAAAAGATATGAAAAAAAAACTTGATGTAATTGAAAATAATGATTATAAAGATATAAAATCCATTTCATTCAAAGTTGATGATTTAATTGAAAATATTATGACTAACCAGTTATTACCGAATTCTATTGAAAATATTGATTATGATTATTATATGAATTTGATTTTATCTGATTTTACGAAACATAAACAGCAACCAAAATTATATGAATCACAAATTAGTTCATTGCTATTACATATTGATAATATCTTGAATAGCATTAAAAGTCAAATTATTAGATATGGAATACAAGCAAATGAAATGAAATCAAAAGGTACAAACGAATATGTAGAAGAAATGAGAATATATCAATACAATGCATCCGTATTAAAAATGTTCGAATTTATCATTATTTATGTAATATATAAACATTTATTACAGATTCACAAAAACATAGATGTAGTGAAATATAAAATGACGGCGGGTAAGAAAAAAACAAAAAAAAAGAAACGTAATAAAAATGGAACACGAAAGCAGAAATAAAAAATGTGATATTCGGTTTTTCTTGTAAAATTATTTATTTTTTATAGAATTCAGGAACCCCCTTTTTAAACTTACCCACTTCAGGTCCAACATCTTCATCTTTGTCGACTTCGTAAATTACACCATTTTGTTCATTTGACGTATAATATGTAGTTCCCTTGATATTAATTTCAAAAACCTCCTCTTCCTCCTCTTCCTCCTCCTCTGCTTCTACGGATTCTTCCTCCTCCTCTGCTTCTACGGAATCCTCCTCCTCCTCCTCTGCTTCTACGGATTCTTCCTCCTCCTCTGCTTCTACGGATTCTTCCTCTGCTTCCTCTGCTTCTACGGATTCTTCCTCTGCTTCCTCTGCTTCTACAGATTCTTCTTCCTCCTCTTCCTCTTCCTCTTCTGCTTCTACGGATTCTTCCTCCTCTTCCTCTTCTGCTTCTACAGATTCCTCTTCTTCCTCTTCTTCCTCTTCTTCAGTAAAACTGATAGATCTGGCGGTTGTACTCATATTCGTAATCGGTGTAGAATTTCCCGTAAAAGAGTATGTAATATTCTCTTCTTCCGTCAAATCTATCACCTCTACTTTTTCTTTTTTGATAGTTTTTTTATTACAACAATGAGTGGTTTCTCTTCGAAACTCTGGAAGAGCATAAATTAAATTTTTCAATGAATCGTTTTCTTTTTTCAAGAGTTTGTTTTTTTCATACAGTCGTTTTACAATCGGAAGTTGAAGCAAAGCATTGTAATTATCCTGGTATTTC